AAGCTAAATTAATTTAAACTACGTTAAGTTCCCCAGTAGAATCTCCAAAGTGATGCATATCTATATCATGTTTGTGCAACAAACTAACAAATAAATCACACATAGGCTTCTCTTTCTCTACTCTAAAGTGTTTACCTTTATTTTTACCACCGACTAACAAGACAGGTAACTCGTCATGATTATGTCTGTTACCATCTGATATACCTGCACCATAAATTACATCTGTATTTTCTAATAAGTTATCTTTTTTAAGATCAGAAATAAATTCAGAAAATAACCTTACGTTGTATAGATCTATCATTGCAAGTTGGTGTAATTTCTTAGGATCCTTTTGGTGATGAGATAAACTATGATGACCATCTGCTATACCAATCTCTCTATGAGGCCCATTATAACCGTCATGTTGAGTTAAGAACGTCGCGACTCTTGTCGTATCATTTAAGAATGCCAAATGCATTAACTTGTATAATAATCTTATTTTATCAGATTTTTTGTTAACTTCAAAATCAAATTCAAAATCTTTATCAAGTCTAAATCGCTCTCTATTTTGTAAATCTTTCTCAACCTCTCTTACAGCATACATATATTCGTCTAATTTAACTTTATCTGATGCTGGTAATTTTCCTTCGAGGGTTTTACTTTCTTCTAAAACAAAATCAAGTATAGACTTTTTCTGCGCTAAATGTTTTTGTTCTAACGTCTTAACATTAAAGAGTCTATTAAAAATATCTTGCGGGTCATGCATTGCAGCCATTGGTTGTTGTGCATTCTTCCAAGATAAGTTATATTGATAGGCACAACTATAACCAGAATCACATTTACCTACTAGCCGTGACTTACTACCTGTGATCTGCAAACTATCAAATCTTGTAACTCCATTATACTTGTCTGCAATATGTTGATCGACCGACTTTCCAGATCTAATTTTAGATTCGTGTTTGTGAGCTTGCTTACCTGTTAAAAATGTAGAAGCTGCTCTCGCGTGATCACCTGCACCGTCGCCATTTGCTCGAGCTTTATCATGAGTTAAACCAGAAATGACCTGAGTTTCCTTTAAATGATCTTGAAGTGGGGATAGAGTATTAGGTATATCGATAATATCTCCGTATCCGTTTGGTGTCCAATGGCTCATGTTTATACCATTAGGTACATATACTACTGCTAGTCTTTTTATATCTGTAGTAGTACTACCAAAAACCTCTAATTGAGGTAACGCAAATGTTAAACCTAACGACCCTATAAACTGTCTCCGGTTCATAAAGATATTTAATCTAAAAAGTAACTCATTACCATATTTGTCTGATAACTACAACTAGGCATACTATTCTTTATACTTCTAAATTCGTCACGAGTTATAAAACCTTGCTTGTATGCTTCTCCTTCTATACAACCAATCATAGTCTGAGTTCTATCCTGAATAGACTTAACATACATAGAAGCTGCAAACAAATCATCTGGATTCCCGGTGTCAAACCAAGCGTAGTTACTATCTAACTCACTGTAGCACAACAAGTTATCGCTTAAATAACTTTTATTTAGATCGGTAATTTCTAATTCTCCTCTATCAGATGGTGTGAGGTTTCTAGCTCTTTCTCCAGCAGTTTTGTCATAAAAATAAATTCCAGTCGCTGCGATGTTACTTTTTGGATCCATGGGTTTTTCTTCTATTGATCTAACTCCTCTACGACCGTTAGTGTAATTTGTTTCTATTACACCATAGTCACAGGGATTAGATACTCTATAACCCACAACATGAGCTCCACATTCTTTTGACCATTTAAATGGTTCTATACCTGTAAAAATATTATCTCCTAAAATTAAACATACATCATCATCTCCTTGCCACTCTTCAGCAATAATTAACGCTTCGGCTATACCTCTTGGCGATGTTTGAATTTGAAAAGTAAAATTAATTCCAAGATATGGATTACTCTTTCCGTCATCTTGTTTGAATAAAGAAAGTAGATTCGGAAAAGCTGATCCGTTCGTGATAATCATTACATCTTTTATACCTAACTTGATTAAAGTAGAAAGAGGATAGTAAATTGTAGGCTTGTCGTATACTGGTAAGAGTTGTTTAGAAACTACTTTTGTGGATGGCCAAACTCTAGATCCAGTACCGCCTGCGAGAATGATACCTTTCATATATTTATATTATAGTGTCTAATTTGCCGAATCAACTACTTTTTTAGGCTGAGAAATAATAAATAATTGTAAAGGTTTACTATGAGTAGAAGAACTATACAATCACCTGGAGTTGAAATCCGAGAAATAGACTTAACACAACGGCCCGCTGCACCCGTTGGAACAAGTGTTTTTATTGCAGGTTTTGCCAATCAAGGCCCTGTAGATGAAATTTTTAATGTAGGAACGTTTGCCGAGTTTGAAGAAATTTACGGCAAACCAACAAACGCAGCTGAAAGATATTTTTATCACTCAACTAAGCAAGTCTTTGATAGTGATGCAAATGTACTCGTCTCTAGATTACCTTACGGTGAAGGAGATGGTCTTTCTACTGAAAAATATAGTGCGCTAGTTTACCCAGTTAAAGCAACATCATCTTCTATTATTAAATCAATTGATCCTTCTAGTGGCAACATTGGTCTCGCCGCTGGTGGTGCTCCTAGTGATGCAAGTGGAAACGGTAATATTGGGGTAGGGGCGAGTGGTACCGTCGCTCCCTTTATCGCAGAGGTTGTAGCAAAAGACGGTAATGATAATATCCAATACCTGTCTGTTTCTGCTCAGGCGACGTATACAGGGCAATACGCCACATTAGAAGCTGGTACAGGATTCAATGCACTAACATCTTTAAGCAGTAATGCAGCTGGTGATGAACTTACAATCTTAGCTTCTGCGGTTGTTTCTGGATCACATCCTAGAAATACTGCTGGTACTACAGCAGATGGTTATGACTATTTCCTAATCGGAAACCCTCATTGCGTTGAATTAACTCAAGAAGAATATAATGCAGCTGCTAATGAAAACATTACATGGAGTGAAACTACGTTCTTAGCAAGTTATGATGGTACGGCAGAAAAATTAGGCAAGTCTGGTTTAATTATACTCAATAAAACTAAATTTTCAGTTAATAATAATTTCGAAGGTTATTATATTGCTGGTTCTGATAATAGCAGTTTATCTCCTGCATCAAATTACGACACTGTTAAATCTATTAAAGCTAGTACTAGCACAGGACATAAAACACCGGCTGCCTTAACCACAGTACCGACTTCGCGATATTCCTTCCCATTAAGTTCTACAAACACAGAAGATAAAGGAAGTATAAGTAAGTCTTTAGAGACTATATCTAAGTTTGACCTCGACGGTGGTCAATTTATTGATACTCTTTCGTTAGGTTTGTTTAAAGTAAGAATCACGCCATTCGCTAATACAGACTTAGAACTAACTAACTTTTTAGCCGAAGGGTTCTCGGGATCGTTCAATGCGTTTGCTAAAGTACAAAACGAAAACGGTGGACAAAGAAAATCGTTTTTCTTAGGAGATCAAGATGCGAGTTCTCCAAATGTTAAAATTTTAGTAAACCCTAAAATTTCTAAAGACTTAGGAGATTGGACTTCTACTAAAGGAGATGCTCCAACAAAGTTCTTCCGCACCACAGGTAACAATGATAATGCTGCTGTCGCTAAAAAGATGTTTGCGAACCTAACTGGTTCTGTTGGATTCGGCGAGGATGCCGCGTTACAATCGGTCGGTGCGTATACTGATGTAAATAATAACTCTAGTAAAAACACAGGTAGTATTCCTGATAAATTAGATAGAGTATTTAATATTGCATCTAATGTAGATCTATTACCAATTGATGTGAGTATCGAAGCTGGTTTAGGTACAATTTTCGGAGTTAGTAAAACTCAGACTAGTAGTGCTTACGATGATACAGCTTTTGTTGATGTATCAGACTTTGCTACTACGAACGATAATATGACTGATACAGCGTCTGGGGTCGCATTGAGAGATAATTACAGAACAATCTTTAATAGGTTTGAAGCATTTGCTGCTGCAACTAGAAAAGATCATATCTTTATTGCTGATGTATTAAAGCCTCTCGTTGTACAAGGTTCTACTGGTAAAGTATTAGACGATAAATCTAAAAACTTTAGTAAGCATGTATATTGGCCGTTACGTCATCAGTTCGGTACTGCGAACAGTAACTTTGCTACTGTTTACGGTAACTGGGCTAAAGTATATGATGGTACGAGTGATAGTCAGATATGGATTCCATTCTCTGGTGTCGCTGCTAAAATATACGCTCGTAATGATGCTAACTTTGCACCTTGGTACGCCCCAGCTGGTTTCAACAGAGGTGTTGTTACAGGTGTAAATGATATTGCAGTAAGCCCAACTCAACGTCAAAGAGATCAATTATATAGAATTGCAGTTAACCCAGTTACTCAATTTCCTGCAGAAGGTATTGTTGTATTTGGTCAGAAGACCTTACAGCGTAAGCCGACTGCCTTTGATAGAGTTAATGTACGTCGCTTGTTCCTCGACCTTGAGAAGAGAACGAGAGAGACTCTTAAGTTCTTTGTTTTTGAGCCTAATACGTTCTTAACAAGGAACAGAGTTGTTAATACTTTAACACCAATATTTGAAAACGCAAAACAAACAGAAGGAGTTTATGATTACCTTATTGTTTGTGATGAACGGAATAACCCTGCTAGTGTTATTGACCAGAACGAGTTACGAGTAGATATCTACTTGAAGCCAGTTCGTGCTGCAGAGTTTATATTAGTTAATTTCTACGCTGTTAACACAGATGTTAATTTTGAAGAAATTGTAGGTCAATAATAATAAGTAAACCCTAAATAATTATAACATCATGGCTGATATTAAACAAACTATACAGGACTTTTATAAGGTAGCTCAAACAAGAGACTTTACACGCGACTTTCAGTTCCGTGTCTTAGATGTCTCCAACAAAGGTGTACCTGTGTTTACTGAGGATGACTTAGTATACGCAACTGCAGCGACACTGCCTGGTAAGCAGATCTCTCCCAAAGAGGTTCCTTACAACGGCTTCACCTTCCGAATTCCCGGTACAGTATCTTATAATAACAGCGATGGTTTTGGTATTGATTTTTATTGCGACGCGACAACTAATTCTCGTGTAGCAATTGAAAATTGGGTTACTGAAACATTCAATGATGAGACTTCTATAGGTGATGGTGTTATTCATAACAATAGCACCATCACTTTAGCTCAGTTAGATACTAAGTTTGAAGTATTACGTACATATAAATTATTTGGTGTTTTTCCTGTACAGGCTGGAGATATTACATATTCAATGGTAGGCAGTGGAGAAGTACTCTCCGTTAGCCTTACATTCGCTTACCAATTCTTTAGGAGAGACAATGAGCTCA